TCTATTTCCCAGCCTTCGCAACACTAGTCGAACAAGCTGTATTGAATAAGGAAATTTATGTTACAGGTAATTCTGGGGATAATGATGTATTTGGCTATCAAGAACGCTGGGCAGAATACAGATATTATCCTAGCCGCATTTCAAGTCTGTTCCGTTCTACTGCTGCTGGAACTATTGATGCCTGGCATCTTGCACAAAAATTCACTGCTACACCTACGTTGAATACAACGTTTATACAAGACACACCACCAGTGAGTCGAGTGGTAGCAGTTGGATCAGCTGCCAACGGACAACAGTTTATTTTTGATAGCTTTTTCGATTGTAAAAAAGCGCGACCAATGCCAATGTACTCAGTACCTGGCTTAATTGACCATTTCTAAAATGATTGATATTGGCGGTTCTATTGGTGGAATACTGGGCTTTATTGGCCAGCAACAAACTAATCAAAAAAATTGGGATATTGCTCAGGCTGCCAATCAGGCAAGTGCTGAGCAAGCCCAACGTCGAATGGATTTTCAAGAGCGTATGCGTTCTACGCAGTATCAAACTGCTATTGAAGATATGCAAAAAGCTGGATTAAATCCAATGTTAGCCTATTCACAAGGTGGAGCGGGTACCCCGTCCGGAGCGATGGGGCAGGTGTCCACTGCTAAAGTCGGCAATGCTATTGGCTCAGCTTTGCAAGGCTATCAGGCCATGGCTATGAATAATGCCGACCTTGACTTAAAAGATGCAACTACTAAAGGTACTACCGCACAAACCATTAAAACTGAAGCAGACACTATAAAAACTGCTGCTGATATTGGTTATATTTTAGAAAATACAAAGTTAAACCAACAACAACAAAAAAACTTAACAGAAGCATTAGCAAAAATTACGCAAGAGATTGCTAATTTAAGAGCTTCTGAAAGATTAACAACTGCTCAAACAAAGAATGTGCAAGAAAATATTGCACCTTCACCCGATCCATTTTGGTATCGGGATACTAAACGTATGTTTAGTAAAGGAAAACAAGCAATTGATTCAACAATTGAAAAATCCTACAAGTCTGGAAAAGACTGGGCGAAGCAAAAATATCAACAATTTACTGGAGGTAAATAATGAGTAAAAACACTGTTTTTCTACGTACACCCTACAACTATGACAGAGATGCTGCAACAAATGAGTCAGGGTTGCATTGTGAGGATGCCTCCCTGGCTCAGCAGCATTTCAAAGAAGAATGTGATATCAACACAATTCTTCAAAAATTCAATATAACGGGTTTATTGCCCGAATCACCATTATCGCCACGCTATGGCGATTTTACCGGTATCGGTGACTATCATGGTGCCTTAAACCGCGTTATCGCCGCTCAAGACGAATTTGAGGCGTTACCAGCCCAAATTAGAGCTCGTTTTGATAACGATCCATCTAAATTAATCGACTTCTTGGAAGACGAAAACAATCGACCAGAAGCCGAGGCTCTCGGACTGGTCGAAAAAGCAGCTGCCGAAGTCGTAGAAGCTGCTAAAACTACCCCTGAAAAGGCGGCCGAATAGGCCGTAGCACAGTTACCTTACTTGATGTAACTGTGCTAGGTGACACCAAACCGCAAAATGTACCAAAAAGGGAGATGATTATGATGTATAGAAAACCAGTTAATAAATATCGTTCGGCTAAATCTTTTAGACGGAACGCAAAACGTACAAAATCAGCAAATATGAGTAAATCTCCACAACGTGGAGGCTGGAGGCTCTAAAAAACCTCCAGGCACCTCACATGCCTTGTTATTACCCATTAAGAGCATATCAATGCTCAGACGGTCATATCGTGTTTTACGAAAGTAAAAGACACGATACCGTTAAAACGTTGTCATTACCCTGTGGCCAATGTGTTGGCTGCAGATTAGAACGCTCACGTCAGTGGGCAATTCGTTGCATGCACGAAGCTCAAATGCATGAAAAAAACTGTTTTATAACCCTCACTTACAATGATGCACATCTCCCAAGCGATAGATCACTACACTACCGAGACTTTCAACTCTTTATTAAAAGATTACGAAAACGGTACCCTGGACGCAAAATACGTTATTACATGGCTGGTGAGTATGGCGAAAATTTCGGCCGGCCTCACTTCCACGCCTGTCTCTTCGGAATCGATTTCGATGATAAGAAATTATGGAAAAGGACTTCCGCTAATTCTATGTTATATACATCCAGAGACCTTGAAATATTGTGGCCATTTGGTTATTCCTCCGTTGGAGACGTTACTTTCGAATCGGCGGCCTACGTCGCAAGATATATTATGAAAAAGGTAACAGGAAAAAATGCAAAAGAACATTACACAGAGATTGACCCTGAATCAGGGGAAATCACTACACGTAAACCCGAGTTTACGAAAATGAGCCTTAAACCTGGTATTGGCTATGAATGGTATAAGCAATATACTTCCGATGTATATCCACACGACTATGTGATAGTTCGTGGAAAAAAAGTCAAACCTCCAAAATACTATGATAAAAAATATAAAATAGATCAACCGTATGAGTTTGACGAACTGCTTTACATTAGAGAAAAAAGTGCTAAACTGCACTTTGAAGACAATACACCCGAACGATTACTTGTTAAAGAACAAGTAGCTAAGGCAAAACTTCAAAAACTTAAACGTAACCTCACTTAAGGATATTCCTCATGAAATTAGTATTATGCTCAGTAAAAGACCGTGCAGCGGATGCTTACGGTCGTCCAATGTTTGTTCCTTCTGTTGGTGTCGCAATAAGGAGCTTTAGCGACGAAGTTAACCGCTCTGATGCTGAAAACCAGCTATTTAATCACCCAGATGATTTTGATCTGTATGAATTGGGTGAATTTGATGATAATACTGGATTATTTGCTTTACATGATCAACCAAAACTATTATCTTTAGGGAAACAGGTAAAAATACCTAAAGAATGATTTAAACAAGCCGACTCAAAGGTATTATCTTTGGGTCGGAATAAACAAAGGAGCTCGTTAACATGCATCGCAATCAATCGGTAAATGTTCATCAATTTACAATGATTCCAAAGGCCGATATACCTCGGTCATCGTTTGACTGTCAGTCAACGCATAAAACAACCTTTGACGCTGGATATTTAGTTCCAGTATATGTAGATGAGATGCTTCCAGGCGATACATTTCGCCTGAATATGACGGCATTTGCCCGTCTAGCCACACCTTTATATCCAATTATGGATAACATGCATTTGGATTCTTTCTTTTTCTTTGTTCCAAATAGGTTAATTTGGAGCAATTGGCAAAAATTTATGGGTCAACAAGCGAATCCTGATAGTTCGATTTCTTATGTTGTACCCCAACAAGTAAGTCCAACCGGAGGTTATGCAATTGGATCATTACAAGATTACATGGGATTACCTACTGTCGGTCAAGTTGGCAATAGTTCAACTGTATCGCATTGTGCTTTCTGGCCTCGAGCTTATAACCTTATTTATAACGAATGGTTTAGGGATGAAAATTTACAAAATTCTGTTGTGGTGGATACTGGTGATGGTCCCGATACTGTGGCTAATTACACTTTATTACGCAGAGGTAAGCGAAAAGATTATTTCACTAGTTCATTACCTTGGCCTCAAAAAGGTACTTCCGTTACATTACCATTAGGAACGTCTGCTCCCGTTTATGGTACGGGTAAAACTCTTGGTTTAACAGATGGTACTGCAAATTATGGATTAATGACTCAGCCGTTAGGAGCCCAATACATATTGGGTAATGAGTCATCTTATAACGTCACGCCAGGTACCGCTCCAACACCTGGTAATTATTTGCCTTTAAATAAGAATTTAGGTGTTGTAACATCAGGTGTATCTGGACTTTATGCTGATTTAAGTACTGCAACTGCTGCAACTATAAATCAATTACGTCAATCATTTCAGATTCAAAAATTACTTGAAAGGGATGCTCGTGGCGGTACTCGTTATACTGAAATTATACGCTCACATTTTGGTGTTATTTCTCCTGATGCTCGCTTACAGCGTCCCGAGTACATCGGGGGTGGATCAACCAATATTAATA